CCAAGGAATGGCCCTTATCGTGATTGATGATGGCAGTCACCCAAGAGCAGGCTCAAGTCCTTGCTAAAGTTCTGCGTGAGGCTGCGGATGCGGGCGATGTCAGCCACAACGACCTTTGCAAATGGCTCTCGGACGCGCTTGACGATTGCAAGCAGCCGGGAGATTGGTGCTGCTTCCAGGACTTCATCGGCGATGGTGAATCGGGCACAGTCTACTTCTACTGCTGCGGCGATTTGACCAGCGCGCCCTACGTCATCACGAAATCCGATAGCACGATGATGGTCACCATCGACATGGAGAACTGCCAAGACGTCCTGTCGGTGACCACTTACAAGGTCGAGGGCGATGCGGCGGATATGCCAGCGATGGAAGCGGCCGGCAAAAAGGCTGTTGCGGCAGGCAAGAAAAAGCGCGGCGCCAAGAAGCCCTTCTCCGTTGGCAAGAAAATGGAAGCTGCACGTGTGGCCGAAGCTGGCGCCCGCCACAATTCATCCGACCAGAAGTCCGTGCAGATGATTCACGATCACGCGCTAAAGTTGGGAGCCGACCCCACGAAGGCGGATCCCGATATCACCGGCAATGCAGCGGAAGGCATGGATGCCGAAGAGGCCGCGGCCGTTGCGACCATCGGGCATCGGCTGGTTGAATCTGCCGCACTATCCACAGACTTCCAATTCCGCGAAGCGGCCGCAATTTCTCCATTGGTCAAAATCATCTCGCCGGGTCGCGGATCCAGCGGCTATTACACCAAAGAAGTTCTGCAGCGGGATGGCCCGCAAGTCTTCAGGCGCGGCATGCTCATGTTTGTAAATCATGCTACCGAAGCTGAGCAGAAGGCTCGCCCAGAAGGCGATTGGTCGCAGTTGGCCGCAGTCACCGAGGCCGATGCAAGATGGGACGATAACGGACCCGATGGTGCAGCACTCTATGCGCCCGCGGCGGTATTTAGCAAGTTCGCGGATGAGGTGAAAGAGAAGGCTCCATTCACCGGAGTCTCTATCAACGCCCGCGGGCATTACGCCGAATCGGCCACGGGCATCCCGAATCCCAAGGTAAAGTTTCACGAGTCTATGCTGGCGCCGGATGGCAAGCCAGGGCTTGTCGGCCGCATCACCGCCGCAGACTCGATTGACCTCGTAACAAAGGCCGGCCGCGACGGCAAGTTGCTGCTCGAATCAGCCGGCGAATTCAATCCCGAACAGGAGAACGATATGGACGCAGCCGAGTTCAAGAAGCTGCAGGAAAGCAATACGGCCATGCAAGCGGAACTTCGCAAGCTGCGTGACCGCGAAGCGCTACGCGAAGCGGCCGGACCAATTGCCGACTACCTCCGCACCGTGGCGGCCAGCCAGCCGATCAAGGACAAGGTTACCCAACGGGTGCTGGAGCGTTGCGTAACCCCTCCGCTTACGGCGACTGGCGAGCTTGACCACGCGCAAGTGAAAAAGTTCGCCGAAGCCGAACTCGTTGAACAGCTCGATCTGCTTCGCCGCATCAACCCGCAATTGGTGACCGGCATGGGGCCGAGCGGAAGCGGGCAGTCGGCGCAACTCACGGAGGCGCAGCGCGAGGCGCAAAAGGAAGCCAAGGAGCGCGAAGCCAAGCAAATTCGGGAATCGCAGGAGCGGTTCGCGAATCGCATGGGCTTTGGCGGTCAGATGGGCGCCCGCGGTCGAAAGATCATGATCGAGGGCCGAAGCGCATTCGACATGACCTACAATGCACGGCTGCGTGGAGCGAAGATCCAGCAGCAGGATCAGACCCTGGAGATGGAGGCATAAATGGCGGCTAACGAATACCTTTCGCGTGCGGAGCAGTTCGAGATCGATGCGCCCTTGGCAGCCAACAGCGGGGTAGGTCCGATCTCAGGCGACCCGCTCATCTGGGGTCTAGCGAACAGCCCATCTCATTGCATCGCTCTTGTCGCAGAGACCAGTTACACGCCGCCTGGCGGGCTCACCCCCACAGGCAAGATCACAGTCAAAAAGATCGGCGCCAATTTCTTCTCGGTTCAGGCAAAGACTGCCATTGGTGGAGGAAGCCGCGCGATCAACTCCGGAGACGTCGTGTATGCCGATGGTGGAACGCAGGATGCCACGACCGGCATCTTGTATGGGTTCACCTTGAACGCCAACAGCGGAACCGGCTGGCCCTATGGTCGCGCCATGGCTCCGGTGGCATCCGGCCAAACCGCAGTGATCCCAGTCATGATCGGAGTCTACTAACATGAAAACTTCGCAATTTATTGAATCCTTGCGGCGCTCCGAGACTGACAACGGAAGGCTTGGTACCACTTTCGATGATCCTGGTTCTTCCGAGGTAATCGCCACTCGTGAAGCGGGCGAGGTCGGCTACCGAGTCAACCAGGAGGCCCTGCGGGAAGTCGGCTTCCAGCAAGCGGGACCGGACGGAAGGTCCAACTACCAGCGCGACTACGACTTCTGCCAGCGGCTGGTGGAAGGTGCAATGTCCGGCTCATGGCGCGCGGCGGGGCTACTCCGCGAAGCGATGACGATCTCGGATTTCCCTTCGCTGTTTGGCGACGTGTTGGATCGGTCGGTTCTGGCGAATTACCAAGAGACCCCATATACATGGGACATGTATTGCAAGCGTGCGGTCCTCAATGACACGCGTCTTGCGAAGATCTTCCGTGTGGACCGGGGCGCCGCGGTTCTCGACGGCCCCATCATCCCGAACAGCTACAACGCCAGCGGAACCGGACCCACGGGTATCGAACAACTTTCTGAGTATCCGATGCGGTACCGCACCGCAACCAACTATACGGACCAGTTGTACAAGTTCGGCTGCCGAATGGGGTTCTCGTTCGAGACCATCATCGCGGATGACTTGGATGCGCTGAAGGATACCCCAGCACTGTTCGGGCGCGCCGCACGGCGTACGGAAGAAAAACGGGCAACGCAACTCTTCAGCGATAGCAGCGGCCCGCTGGCGAGTTTCTTCAATACGGGCAACAAAAACATTTTGAATAACACCACGTTCCCCGGCTACACCGCGGCCGGCTTCGTTCCCAACCCGCCGTTCAGTGCCAACGCGCTGATGAATGCCCTCACGCTGATGGCAATGCAGCGGGATCAAGACGGCGAGCCGATCAGCATCGAGAGTGCCGTCCTGGTCTACGGCCCCGCGCTGAAGGTCACGGTGAAAAACGTATTGAATGCCCGCACCCTTTGGCTCAATTCCCAAGGCGGCGAGGTGTTCCAGAATGCGGCTCTCAATGCAGCCACTTCATCGGTGCGGCTGGAGGTCGCCAACTGGGCGGCCAACATCGCGAGAGAAGCGCTCAACTACTACGTGCCTGTGGTTGACACCACCCACGGCAACACCGCTTGGTACTTGTTTGTGGATCCCAATCAAGGGAGACCGGCACTCCAGCAGTCCTTCCTACGCGGCCGTGAGGCTCCCCAGCTGTTCATGCGCTTGCCCAATCAGGTGGCCATCGGGGAAGGCCGGATGGGACCTGGCGCCGGCGTAATGGGCGGAACGAGCAGCACGAATCCCATGGAAGGGGATTATGAAAATGACGGCATTGACTACAAAATTCGTCATTTTTTAGGCGGCACTCGTTTGGACCCAGTTTGCGCTTTTGCATCGAACGGCAGCGGATCTTAGGAGATTTCATCATGGGAAGCAAGACTGAATTCATCGCCTTTTTGGCCGCGGTCTGGTCTAGCGGAACTGGCCATCCGGCAAACGTGGCTGTCGATGCGGCGGTTGCGATTTTGGCTGAGTCGGAGTCGCGTACCTTCCCGCGTCCATCACCAGCGGATGCGGCATCAGTAGAAGCCAGCAAATTCAAGGAGGCGTAGTGATCGAATCGTTGGTTCTCCCCAACGAGGATGTGTGACGAACAGGGCGCGGGGGTTTCTGGCTCGGGGGAGGCAGACACCATACCGCGCCCTTTTTATTGAGGTGCTCATGCGAAGAATCAACCTGATCGCCCTTATTCTCTCGGCATATTTGCTATGGCCGAGCCATCCAGTTTCGGCGCAAGCCAACATCACGCTTACGGACAATGTCGATGTCAGCGGGGCCGATGCCGTCGTGACTGCGGCATCCAGCGGCGTGGCGCTATACGTGGACGCCATCAACCCAAGCGCCACGGCAACTATCCGATGCGGCTCGGCCAGTACGGTGAGCGCGACTGTCGGCAAGCCGATCGCGGCCGGAGGCGCGTTTCACTGGCAGGCTATCCCGATTGATCCAAGCCAATCCTTTAGCCAGCACCGATATGCCCTAAGCTCAATCGGATGCTATGTGCCGAGCGGCGGCAAGGTGAACTTCTCATGGGCAAACTAATCATTGGAGTGCTCGCCTGTGGCTTGGCTCTGGCGCAATACTCTCCTCCGAGTGGTGGAGGTGGCGGCGGGGGTGGCGCCACGATCCCCAGCACGACCAATGTTATTAAGGGGGACGGATCGGGCAATGGAGCCGACAGCAAGGTAGCCATCACCGCACCCACAACCGCGGCTACCATCCAATTCGCGGCAGACAATGAGACTGTTATCCTGCCGTCCGGAACGATGGTTCCCAATACGCGCACGGTCGCTGGTCATGCCCTCAGCAGCAATGTCACGGTATCTGCTTCGGATGTTGGGCTTGGCAGCGTAACGAATGACGCGCAGACCAAGGCCGCTATTGTGCCGAACACGGCGCCGAGTGCAGGTCAAGTGCCTTGCGGTAATGCGGGAGGAACTGCCTATGCTCCCTGCACGGTAGGCGGGGACGCCACGATTGCATCGACCGGTGCATTGACCATCAAGACTTCAGTTAGCTTGGCGGGCAGCCCTACAACTACCACGCAATCGCAAGCGGACAATAGCACCAAGATCGCTACCACTGCCTATGTGGATACCGGCCTGAGCGCCAAGGGCGCAGGCAATGCTGCGGCGAAGGTAACGACTACATTCAATGCGTCCACGATGACATTCACTTGCTCATCAAACACGATAAATGACTTCGTTCTGTCTACTGCACTCACTGCCAATGTTACAGCATCCGCCGTAGACTCATGCAACTCGGGAATACTTACGTTTACCCTGACGCAAGATAGCACCGGAGGGCGCAGCTTTGCTTGGCCTACTGGTTTTTCGTCTGCCGTTCCCCCGTCTCCAATCGCTAGCGCTTCGACTAAAGAGACCTTCTATTTCGATGGGACTAACTATATTCTTTTGGCTGTCAGTGTAGATTCCGGACCGAACGCATTCGGAGTGGAAACCGCCGCGCCAGGAACGCCCCCATCCGGTGACTTCTATTGGTGGGGGGACTCGACAAACCACATATTCAGCTACAAGGCAAATAACTCCGCGACCGTGAGCAATACGGTTGTGCCTGACACTGGCGCATCGAACAATTTCCTGACAGCCATCAGTGCAGCGGGGGTTGTATCCAAGGCCAGGCCTACCTGCGGAAACCTGAGCGATTCAACGGCCTTGTGCTCCACGTCTCCAGGCACCGGCGTTGCAACGTTCCTCGGGACGCCATCCAGCGCTAATCTGGCGGCGGCGCTTACCGATGAGACCGGCAGCGGCGCGGCAGTGTTTGGTACGGGAGCGGCGTTGGCCAATGCCGTGCTCAATACCTCCTCCTCTCTCGGGACAAGCGCTGGATCTGGTCTTTACATTCCCGGATCATCCTTGACGGCTGGAACGGTATACTACCAAGCCAGCGGCGGGCTAACGGCAGCCAAGGCGGATACCTCAACTACCGTGCCTGCCATCTGCATTGCTATCAGCACTACCCAATGCGCCTACGCAGGAACCTTTCGATTCTCGTCCTCGCAATCTTGGACCGCTGGCCAAATCCTTTATGTAAGCGATGCTTCGGCAGGGGCTATCGTGAACTCAGCACCTACCACTTCGGCGCATTACATCCAGCGCATCGGCGTAGCGCTGGCTAACGATACAATTCAATTCATGCCCTCGATTGATGTGGGGGGCATTCAGTGAGGCGGCTATTTTCAGCCTTCTTTCTCGTCTTCGCTTTGTTGAGTGCCGCCAATTGGGGTAGTTGGAACGGCGTAACCGTAGGAGCATCTACTGGTAACGTTTCGTCAATTGACGGAAAGACCATCGGAACATCGAGCGGAAATTTCGGCTCCTGGAATGGGCTCACGTCTCCCAGTGCATCCAATACGATTACGCTTTCCCAGCAACTAGTTGGCACCTCACCAGCAAATAATTGCTCGGCTATTTTCAGTAATCCGCTGACTTGCGCCTTGCCGGGCACTCCTACCAATGGGCACTTCATCTTGCTCAACGTTACGGCCAGCGGGACGAGCTGCACGATAAGCGTGTCTCAGACCGGGGTAACGTGGGCCGCGATCTCTGGGGCTACAACCACAACAACCGGAGGGATGGGGTTTGTGTGGCTCGGCCAAGTCGGAAGCGGTGCGAGCGCGAGCGCTACCGTCACCGGGACGTCATGCGGCAACTATGCTGGCGAGATGGTGGAGTTTACGTGTAGTCCTGGCCCCTGCGCAGCGGACGGTACTCCCGCAGTGAACTCGGGGTCTGGCACTACATACACCAGCGGTACATACACGTCGAGCGGGACGAATGAGTTGCTGTTCTCGGCTTTATCGCTTCCCGGAGGCGGCGGCTCTCGCTGCCCAATCATCGTGACGCCGTCCGGCTATACTGCGGCAAACTGCAATACCGACGCCGGAGCGGGCGGGGTGGACACCGTTGGTTCCGCTTACCTGCTGACCAATTCCTCCGGCGCCCATTCTGGCGTCAACTGGTCAAGTGTGGCCAGCTTGAACTACACCAACATTCTCTTAGGGATTAAGTAAAGGCAGGATGAACGACATAACCATCCCGAACGGGAGAACGACTATCGCGAGGCCCACAATCAGGACTGTTATAGTTCTCATGCTGCTTATGTTATTACGTGCCGCGGCTTGGTGGCAATCCTCCATGTACTACCTTCCCAGCGCGGGACAGTCATTGGCAGACGGTTTGTGTGCGGGCGGCAATCCGCCATGCACCGGGGTCCTGAGTACGGCCCAACCATACTCTAACAAGTACATGGTGTTTCCTGGAACATCGGTCACCGCCTTGACTGCCATTGCGAATGGTGACGAAGAAAAACCCGTTGTCGGCGCGGCTAATCAGCTTACCTTCGAATCTTCAGGCCACAGCCTATTCGTTGCGGTGGATCCCTTCGACATCGCGTCTGGGGCCGACTACAACGCCATCAAGCAGGGCACTACGGCCTACACCAATTTCGCAAATAGCTTCGCTAACTTCCCAGCAACTGCCACGGCAGCGGGCTTCGCGCCGGCTGGATGCATAGGAGTGATAAACGTCCATGGGGAGGCGGATTTCACGGAATCCGCGACGGCCGCCAACTACGCCAGTAACCTGCACGACTGGCAGTCCTCTTTCGTCTCCACGTGCGGGGCAGCCGGGACTCTGCCGTTCATGGTGAGCCAGATCTCGGCATGGTGGACCGGATCGGGGTCAAGCACCAAGTCCACTCCGACAACAGGCGGCGGGGCGGCGGGCGTTCCCCTAGGCCAACTGGATGCGGCCCGCGCCAATATTGGAAAGATCTATCTCGTCGGTCCAAAGTACCCCTGGGCGCACACGGGCGGCGCATTCAGCAGCCTTCCTCACCTCCTGGAGCCCACTTATCTGCGGATTGGAGAGCAGATGGGCCATGCTTTATCGGAGGTGATCAAGGGGCATTATTGGACCGGGGTGCAACCGAAGGCGATCACAGGATCAGGAACAAGTCTCGCAATTCAGTGGTACGTGCAGGTACCGCCCCTTGTGATCGATACCAGCATCGTTCCCGATCGCACGACGGGGACCTCTGGCGCCTACACGAATTGCTATGGTCTCGAGGTCGTGGATGGGAGTGGCAACCCGGTCAATATCGCATCCTGCTCCCCTAGCATCATCACCGCGGCGGACACCATCACTCTTGCACTTGCCACAACCCCATCCGGAACACCGCGAATCCGCGTGGCCTACACCAATCCAGGCTCGCCGGATGCGGGCACGGGAAACGCTTCGAATATCCGCGATTCCGATCCTGCGGTGGGCAGGCTGAGCCTTGCCAATCTGTACAACTGGGCAGTTACCTCAGATGACCCGAAGGGCTTCACCGATCCCGGCTACCCGGTGACCAATACCTCTGCCGGAACGGTGATGCAGGGGATCATAGGCCGTGGCGTGATCGTGCGGTAGCCATGAATTGTACTACAACGGGATAGCCCGTCCTGTGGTATGGCCCTTATCGTGATTGATGAGACATGGCCTTCACCTTCGACTTCAACACTGATCCGCTGGTAGCTCAAGTCCGCGCTCTCATTCCGGATACCCAACCGCCCGGAATTTTCTCGGATGACGAGATCAATTTTTTCCTCTACGCCAATTCATCGCAGGGGCTGTACGTAAGCGGGCAAGCCAATCCTGGGGCCGCAAGCGCCAGCTACGTGCCGCAGATCTACTCCGTCAGGCTATCCGCAGCGATGGCGCTGGATGTCATCGCGGCTCGCCTTTCGCGGCAATGCGCCATCGAACAACTACTTGATGTCAAGCAGAATTGCAAGGATGCGGCGGCGCAATCTCGCGAATCCGCTAAGGCACTGCGTGAGGCCGAAGAGAACATGGGCAATTTCGCTATTGCGGAGATGGTCAACGATCAATTCTCTGCTCGCGAGCGCGTCCGTAACCAACTTCTGCGAATCGAGGGCGCATGAATTGGATCATCCAGACCGAACTCGATCAGGTGATGGCCAACGTGCGCGCCAGCGGCCTACTGCAAAGCCTGTGCACCATCATGCGGCCTTCCGGTGTGCAGGGCGATAGCGGCGCGCCTGACGGGCAGTATGTCGCAGTGGCGGGGCTGGTGGATATCGCCTGCCGCATGGCACCAATGAGTATCGGGACGCCTTCTGCCGATGAGCATAGATTGCCAGAAGAAACCCAATCCGAAGAGCCTAAGCACGTGTTGTTAAATGCCGCTTATCCGGCTGTCCGTGAAGTATGGCTTAACGGAGGGGTGGCCGTTATCGATAATATTCGCTATACGATCATGGGCGTCGAGGGTGATGGTAGCAGTGAGATGACGCGGATGTATGTGAGGATCGCGGGGATATAGGTTTATGGCTGGAAATCTGACATTACGCGCGGCTGTCGTGTGGAAACCGCGCAATGACCTGGGGCAATTCGTGGCGCGCAGGATTGCACCTGCGGCTGCGGCCGGCGCGAAGGCGTGGGCCGATGCGGTGCTCGCCCGTGCACAGCAGATCGTGCCAGTGGATACGGGCGAACTGCGCGACTCGGGGCATGTGGTTGTTGTTGTCGAGGACAAGCGCTGCTATGCGCGTGTGCAGTTTGATGCGGATCACGCCGCCTTTGTAGAGTATGGGACCGGGCGCCGCGGCGCAGCATCGGCAGGCGCCGGACCCCACGGATACAACCAAGAATGGGCTGGCATGGCGGCGCAGCCCTATCTGCGGCCCGCCTCAGACGAGGTTAAGCCAGAGGCTAAGGAACTGGTAAAGCAGGAGGTCGCGCTGGCGCTTCTGTAATGGCAAGGACCCCGGTAGGCGAGAAAATTCGGACTCTGGCGATGGGCACGCCCGCACTGCAGGCCTTCTTCGGCATCAACCCGTTTCGCTGGGTGGCGAAGTGGCCGCTGACGCAGGGCTACCTGCCGAAGCGCAGAGGCGATCCGGCACCGGGAGGCGGGACCTCTAGCGTGCGGACGAAGCTAATTTCGGCCATCAGCCAGTATGCGCAAGAGGGCCCGAGCATTCTGGAGCAATGCCGCGTGCAAATTGATGTGCTCGACCTCTCGCCTGAGACTTGCGACCGCGCGGCGTTCGCCGTCGAGGATTTTCTGGGAACAATCAACTGCGTTACGGGGCAACAATTCGGCAGCCCGACAACTACGCCGAATCAGTTCCCCAACTTCTTAACCAATCGAAGGGAATTCGAGGAGCCGCAACCGGGCGCGGTTGTCTACGGAGTCTCTGTCGATGTAGTCCTGTACAATTCAACGCTCAACTAGAGGGTTAACAAAAAATGTCTATCGTCAATGGGATTCCTGCAATCAACACTCTGTGGCAGATCCTGAGCGGATCGCCTCCGGTGTATCAGAGCATCGCCAACATGGGAGATATCTCGGGGCCAGCCTTCAGCTTGGCGCTTGTGGACGTAACCAGCCACTCGACCGGCACGCCCTGGGACGAGTTCATCGGGACGATTTTCTCGGGCGGAGACGTCGGATTCCCGCTGTTCTTCGTGCCTGCATCTGCGGGCGGAAACGTTGGACCGATGGGCCACGATGCGGCCAGCGGCATCATGTCGGTGTTCCTCGCGCGCCTGGAGCGCACCTTCCAGATGAAGTTCCCCGATCCCGCCGCGACCATCGCCGGCCCAATGAATGCAGTTTTGTATAAGTTCAACTGGAAGGGCATGGTGAAGGACGTTCTCCGCGCCGATTCCACTTGCAGGATCACTGGCCAGCCGACCTTGACCTTCGGGAGCTAAGATGGCGCCTACCACCAATGAAAATCCGCCAGTAGCGGATCCCGTAGTGACCGTTCTGGGCCGTACCTATGTCGTTGCGTACGATATGACGGCTCAGTTCAAGCTCTCTCAGTGGGGAATCGATCCGCGGCGGTTCGGCTGCTTGGTTGACCCCAAGGGAACCGATCCCCAGCGCATATTCTATGCTCTGAACTGCTGGGCGGCATGCGTAGCCAGCAACTACATCGGCGAACTCGCACCGAACGGCGAGCAGTGGGCGCAGATGCTTTCCAAGGCGGGGATTGATGAAGAATCACCCGATTGGGAACCGATGATGTCGGCCGTTGGAGTGGCATTGGGAAAGCGACTGCGGGCGGTGATCAAGAGGCAAGCCAAGCCCGCGGCGATTCCGACCCAAGAAGCCTCTTCGAACGTAGTGCAGTAGAGCGCGATCGATATTGGATCGATCTATGGGCCTTTGCCACATCAAAGAATGGTCTCGGACTCGGCGAGCGCTCGTTATGGCGCATGAAAGTGTGCCAATACAACGCGCTCGTTCGGGTCTGGGAAGACGATCAGTATCGGCTGGATTTGCGATCGGCGCTGATCAGGCTCGACATTCGCAACGCGTGGTGCGTTGGCGATCATCATCCTGAGCCGTGGCAGCTTGAGGATGTGTTGCCGCCGCGGACAGGCAAGGCGGTCGGTAAGGCAATCAGTAGTGAGTGGGAGCAGTTTCTGGCGACACGGCCAGACCCCACGCCAGCGCAGCGCGCAGCTTTCCAGGCATTTCAGGTTAAATGCTCGATCGCGATGGCGACAAAGAAATGGGAATGGGGGACTCAGCAAGAGGTTTTCCCGTTGCCGAATTAGCCCCGGTTGAGTCCGGGGCTTTTCAATTTTAGGAGCATGTCATGGCGGATGAAGAGACGATAGGCGGGCTCGGCATAGATCTTGGCGTAAACTTCGGCGCCCTCCAAGACGAGATCAATACCGCAGTAGGACAAGCGCAGGCTGGCGCGAACCAGATTGCCCAAGCGCTCAACCTCGACATCCCGGCTCCGAATATGGCCCCGATCACGGATGCCATTCGCGGTGTTGGAGATGCTGCTATTGCCACCGGCAAACCCGTCGATGATCTCGGAGAGAAGATCGCCGGACTGCTCGGCAGCGGGCAAGCGGCCACACTGGCAGAAGCCTTGGCTATCGCGCTGGGATCAGTGGGCACTGCCGCGCAGGGTGCCAGCGACGGCATGCAGGGACTCGGTGATTCGTTCTCTGCGGCCGGGCAAGGCGCAAGCTCCACCAGCGAGGCAATCTTCCGCTATACCACTGGGCTCACCGACTTAGTTGGCCAGCAAGAACAGGCTAATGCTGCGCTCCAGCAGGCTCAAGCAGTCCTCGGCGAGGCGCGCGCCGCCTATGCTGCAGGGGCTGTCGATGCTGAGACGCTGGCCCGCGCAGAACAGAAGGTACAGGAGGCCCTGGATGCTTCGCACCCTTCATGGAAGACCGGCAAGGATGATGTCGAGGCCTCTGGGAATGCGCTCAAAGATCTAGCGCAGCAGATGGCGGCTATTGGAGCGGCCTTTGCCTTCACGGACAAGCTAGTGGATCTCGGGCATGCGGCGCTTGAGGCCGCAGACCGCGTGGACGATGCCACTCAGGCTATTGGCAAGCTCGGCGGTGGCTCACAGGTGGCAGAGGCTACCGTTTCGCAGTTGCGCACTATCGCTGCCGACGAGGCGCTATCGTTCCCGAACCTCCTGGTAGCTTCGCAGCGCATGACGGCCTTCACGGGCGATGCCACCAAGATACCTGGCATCATGCAGGCGGCAGGTGATGCGGCCGCAGTGCTCGGCGTCGGCATCGAGACGGTTTCGAAGGGCATGGAGCGCTTTGCTGCGGGTGGCGAGATCTCCGTTGGTTCCCTCAAGAAGCTGGGGCTCACCATGGGCGACGTTGCCAGCGCCATGGGAGTCACCGAGAGCGAGGCCAAAAAGGCATTCGCTGCCCTCGATCAATCCGAAAAGATGGACGTGATCACCACGGCGCTTGGCAAGTTCAGCGGTGCCGCAAAATCGATGGGCGATGATGCCTTGGGCTCGATGGTGCGCCTGGGACAAGCCTGGGATCAGGTGCTCGAGGAAATCGGCAAGGCGCTCGACCCGGTAATCAAGGCGCTGGCGGACTTCGCGCGCGAAGATATCGTTCAGCCCATCAAGGCTGTTGTCGAAGCCTTCGAATCGCTGCCGGAACCGGTCAAGGATGTAGCGCTCGCACTCGCTGCGGCGGCTACTGCAATCGTGCCGTTGGCCGCTGGCATTGCTGGCGTAGTCACGGTGATGAGCGGGCTATCCGGGGTATTCGCTACGGCCGGCGAAGCGGTCGGAACTATTGGCGAGGCGATGGGCATAGCGGAAGGCGGCGCAGTTGCGCTCGCTGGAGCCCTTGGACCTGTGGGGATCGCTATCGGCGCGGTTGCGGCGGCTATTGCGCTCATCAGCTTCACGGATGTAATCCAGCAGATCCAAGATTTCGGCAACGAAGTCAGGACGCAATTCGGCGGATTAGGCGATGCGGCGCACGGGGCTTCTGAAGCGATTCAGTCTGCATTCTCCGGGATGGCGCGCGACCTCGGGAGTGATCTCGGTGGGCTGGCTGACTCGCTCAGGGGACTGGCTCAGACCGCCGTTGACTTGGGCCATGACATAGCTTCTCTCGCCCTCGAATTCGGGCCGCTGTCGGTAGCCGTGCGCGATGCTCAGTCGGCGATGGAAGCCCTGGGGATCAAGTTCGATGGCACGCTTGGAAGCGCCAATCTGCTAAAGATCGGCATCGAGAATCTGGTCAACATATTCTTGCCATTGGGGCCTGCACTCGAAGGGATAAAGACCCAAGTAGACGGGATCAAGAATTCATTCGACTTTTTACTTCCAGTCCTTGACCTGCTGACCGGCGACGTGCGGACGGCTGCCAGCGCTCAGCGAGATTGGCAGAATGCGCTTGGCGAGAACGATGCCGCGATGCACGCCTACATGTCGAATGCGGCGGAAGCGGCGCTAAAGACCAAAGACCTCAAAGAACAGATGACGCTGGCGCAGGCAGCGGCAGACGGACACGCCGCGTCGATGCAGCACCTCAGGGATGCCGTAGACGAAGCCAACAAAAAACTGGTCGATGCGGCAACCGCGTATGAAAAGGCCAAGGCGAATGGGCAGGATCTGGTAAAGGCGACGGCTGACCTCGCCAAGGCCAACGACGATGCCAACAAGGCCGTAGACGCGCTCAACAAAAGCATGGGCACGTCGATCGAGACTTTCCACAAGTTCAAGGATGCAATCCCATTCAAGCAGGTCTCAGACGACGCCGCAGTGATGGTAAGGGCCGAACAGGATGCCGAGGCCGAACACAATCGAATGATCGGCGTCATCGCGGCGAGCGGACAAACGGTGCATCAGTTCTGGGCAAACATGCTGGCCGATGCTCAGTTCGCGATGAACGGCGTTATCGGACTCGATCCTCCGGTAGTTGAAGGTTTGAAAACGATAGGCGGGGAGGCAGCGAACGTCGCGCGTGCGATTAAGCAAATCTTCGAAATCAATCAGGCCCCGCTGGATGCGCTCCATACGGCATTTCGCGGGCTGGGGTTGGATGTTCAGGGCGTCAACGAGAAACTGCACGACCAATTAGGCTTCTTCGACACCATCGCGAGTGATCAGTTGCAGACGCTACCCACTATTGAAGCGGCATGGGCGAAGGTTAGCGATGCAGTCCATAAGTTGGCAAAGACGGATCTACCGGCAGCCATCGAACAATACAACATTTATATCGACGCGCTAATCCGTGCCAAGGCTCCCGAGGGAGAAATCCTTGACCTGGAGGGCCAGCGCCTGCAATTGCAGATCAAGATGGCCGAACAGACCGGCCAGTCGGCGAGCGAGCAGATCCTTGCGCTGGAAGGCGTAAGGCTCAAGCAGCAGGCCCTGAAGGATTCCGCCGATGGGATGGCGGCAGGCGTCGCTAAAGCCTTTGACGATTTAGCCGCTAGCGTTGGCAAGATTGGGCAAGCGCTCGCGAACAACATCGTTGACGCCAAGAGTTGGGGAGATGCGTTTAACAGCGTCCTCAAGTCGATTGAGAAAACGATTCTCAACGACCTAATCCAGGGCGCCCTCAATCCATTAAAGGCCGCGTTTGAGCATCTGATCAGTGGGCAACTGCCATCGTTGAATGCCGGACTTTCCGGTGCTGCTGGCGCGATAGGTTCGCTCGGGGCTGCCGCGAATCAATCGTCTATCGCGATGGCAGAGCAAGAGCAGAATATCGAGGACGTAGCGGCCAACATGGAAACACTGAGCGGCGATACCGCTCAGGCTGCTGGGGGCATGTCCAAAGCAGCATCCGCGGCAACCACCATGGGCGCCGCAATGGCCGCTGTGGCGATCGCCATACCGCTGTTCACTGCTACCTTCGAAGTACTCACCGAAACACTGGCCAACGCCACTCAAACAGCACAGGGCTTTGCACATGCGGGGTTGACGGGCACGCAGGTTCAGAACCTAAGCCAGACACTAGGAATACAATTCTCGGGACAGGGCACCGATGCGGTTGTGGCCGCACTCAATGCGATATCCGGGATCCTGGTGAACGGGAAGGCCACACAGGAACAAATCCTGGCGGCTATCGGCAGCGAGACTAGCACCATTGCTTCGCTAAAATCGCAGGCCGATGAACTCACGCAGCGGATGATCGCTGCCTATTCTGTCGGAAACACGCAGCTCGGTAATCAGCTTTACGGTTCGCTCCAGCAGGTAAATCAGCAGATTACGCAGGCGCAAAACATCCTGAGCCAACTCAACGGCTACGTGCAACAGGGTACTGCGGCTGTACAGCAAACCGAAGCCACGACCGTGCAGATGTACGGCGCGGTTCAGGCCGCTACGGATCAGTTGGGAGTTCTGAAGAGCCAAGCCGCCACACTCCAAAACGAACTGATCGCAGCGGAGGCGGCAGGCAACACAACGCTCGTCGCTACGCTCCAAGCGCAATTAGGCACAGTCAACTCTTCGATCAGCAATCAATCCTCGCTGCTGGATGCAATTCGCAGTTCAGTGGGCTCGCTGGCGCCGGACATCATTAACGCATTCGACACTTTACAGACGGCGCTTTCGATGGCAGGCACGCCGGAAATCATCTCTGCGATCGGTGCGCTGGAGCAGGCACTGCAGTCTGGCGATATTTCCGCGATCGATAAATCCACTCAGGTGCTGGCCGCGGCCATCCTTCAGGACACCGCTTCGCCGGCCGTTGTAGCTGCCGTAAAGGCGATGCAGGATGCCTTGCTATCTGGAAATGCGGAAGCCATCAAGGCCGCAGCCGATCAAATCCAAGCGGCAACCACCAGCGGAACCGACAAGGTGGCCGCGGCCGAAGCGGCAATGTCGGCGGCTATTGTGTCTGGCAACGCAGCCGCGATAGCCAAGGCCAACACGGAATTAGAGGCGGCGCTGGCTGCTCGCGCTACCGCTGATGCGGCAGCCAAGGCCGCGGCGGATGCGGCCAACACGCAATCGATTATCACCAGCATGGCTGGAGTAAAGGCCAGCGCCGATCAGATCAAGACCGCTATCGATGGTGCGCAGGGAGCGGTTAATGCGCTCAAGGCACAGCAATCGCAACTCAACCAGGATCTGATAATCGCATTAGCCAGCGGCAATACGGCCCTTGCCAATGCCATCCAAGTGCAGTTGCAGGATGTGGGCGGCAAACTCACTACCGCCAACACCACGCTGAGCCAATTACAGGCCATCACCGCTACCAGCGCCACGAACGTAGTTGACGCGCTCGCCGGGGTAAAGGCCACTGCCGAGGACATCTCCGCAGCGATATTCAATGCACAGCATTCGGTCGAAGTTCTCCAGTCAAAGTTGGCGGACCTCAATCAGCAGCTAATCGTTGCCGAGGCACAAAATAAGACTGAGTTAGTAGCTTCGTTGAAGAGCGAGATCGATGCTACTAACAGCCAACTGACTTCGGCTAACTCTACACTAGATGCGATTCGGCAGAATACAGCCACGCAAGATGATCTTCTATCACAAGGCCTGAGCGGAATTAAGGCCAGCAGCGATCAAACGAGAGATGCTGTCACTAACGTCGAGAACGCGATCAAGGCTTTGCAGGCGAAGCAGGCGGACCTACAGCAGCAATTAGTAATCGCGCTCGCCAATGGGGATTTACAATTGGCAGCCCGCATTGAGGCTGCGATCCAAACAGTAAACAGCCAGATCCAAACTGAGCAGGGAATTCTCAATACCATTGGCCCAGCGATCACTCAGGCCGGAAACCTGACCGCATCGCAGATCACTGCCGCAATCACAGCCGAAGGCAACATCATCAAGGGGCTCCAGGATCATCTCACCGACCTGAATAAACAGTTGGTAGCGGCACAGGCGGCGGGGAATTCTGACCTCGTAAACATCATCAAGGCAGAGATCGACGCCACCAATGGCCAACTGAAGCAGGCCAACGAGCTACTTGACCAGATCAGCCACACTGGCCCCAGTGGAAATACTCTGGGCGCCACGGGTGGCACTGGAACTGTGGGCGGGAGCGGAGGATCTGGCGGTGGAGGAACAGCAGGCACTGGCGGCGGTGGAGGCGGTAGCAGCACCGGGGCAGCACCGGGAAGCGCTGGCCCTGGCGGATACACTCCGCTGCCGGTCCCTTACTCTCCTGCTGGGGCTTCTGGATCCGCTGGCCCTGCCGACTTCGTGCAGAGTCACAACGCTGGCACGGTAGACAATAGCAATCGCGACAATGCGGCCGCATGGGCGTCATACACGTTGGCCTACCAAAATTACCTGGCCAACATGGCGACCCATGTCTATTTGCCGCTAGACCAGCGCACCTTTGCCAGCCATCCGATACCCCACAAGATGGGGCCGAGCGCTCCTGATGCACAGGGATTAACGTGGGAAGTAGATACAGGTGAGCCTCTCGGGCCACCGTTCCCGGATGTGCCTTACGTCGGACCGGCCAATCCGCCAAACTATACATCGACTCAACCGCCAGCAGGAACCGGAACCGGCACGGGCACAGGTTCCACAGGAACGGGTTCTGCCGCATCATCTGGCCCGCCCGATCGCGGC